GTTCCAGCGGTGCAGAATAACCAGGATAGTTTGGCCGAAACTATCAGGGTTATGTCTGAAAATCCCTTCCCTGCCGCCCAATAGGGTGGGAAGGTCCCCACCATGTGGGGTTAAACTGAGTGTCTTGGGGCAGATGGCAACTGCTCCTCGTACCCTTTCTCATACTCAGTATAATCTCTGACCAAAATGCCAACCAAGCAACAAGCTCCAGGTAGATCTTTTGTGCAAAACCCTTCTCAGAAGGCTATTGCTGCAGGAGTGATGGATGTGTTGAAAGGACTGCTTCCTAAGCAATCTAAACCACGCAAATGTCGTGGGAAACCAAAACGTCAACAAAAGCGTGGGACCTTTATTTCAAATGGGTCCTCAATGTCAGGTCAAGGTGCCTTTGCTTCCAATAGCTTAGGTCCTTACATGCCACGTCAAATTTCTGGTATGTCTGACATTCCCGATTTCGAAATCGCGTACAATGGTGCTGACATTGTACTGGGTGGAGCAACTACCACCACCGCCCCTGGCACATTAGGCATTGCCTTTTGGGAACCTAAGGGGCCCAGTTCAACTGGTGCTATCTTGACTGGGGGGCTACTCCCTGTGGCCCCGGCCGATACGTTTATCGGGCGCACGAACGTGACTGATGTGTTCAAACATTATGAGCGTAAAGTTGTCACTAGCGTTAAGGTGTATCTCACCCCTGAGATCACTGCAACCAACCTTAATGGCTTGTTTGCGATTGCCGCAGTCCGTGGTGGTTCAGATACCATCAACTGCACTCAATCAGCTAGTGGCACCCTCACAACGTTTAGCGACACTGATGTCATGAGTCTGAAGAATGCTATGCCTTTCCGGATTTATGACAGCGTTTGTTATGACGCCACCTGGGCCATCGCAGGTGGAACTGGTTCCAAACAGAATGAGTTCTCCATCCTCAACACTAGTACTAACTCAGGTACTGTGGTTAATTCCGGTGTTGATGGGTTGGGGATTATCCCTTGTGTCCTCTACATTGGGGGTAGCTCATTAGGTTCCTCTGGTGCTGGAGTCTCCGGCTCCAATATTGTAACCCATCGTTGCATTATTGTCGTCAAGGTCCACTTGTTGGATTACCGCGGCACAATTTCCCTGAACAATCCTTTGTTCAAAGACCCGGATTTCGAAGAACCGCCCTCATTCGTCTCAACATGTTCAAAGCCTCCGCGATCTGCTTCTCATAAGTAGTTTGCTGCTTCCTTTTGAATGTCTTAAATTCTTGTGACATTCATCATATTACTTCATCAAGAATCAATCCAGTAGTCAAGAGTCAAACCTCCTTATGCTTAAGGGATCAACTACTATAAAGAAATGATCTA